GTGGTATACTATATATAGAGTTAAGGGAAAGGAATAAAGAGAAAACCTTAACAAACAAAATTTTAAAAGTTGCAACGTTGCAACTAGAAAGGAAAACACCATGGAGAACATTATTAAATCAGAAAGCACAAACATCATGAACACATTCAAGAGCAATGCTCTTAAAGAAAGTACTCAGCGTATCTTTACAAGAATGGTAAATGTAGAGGATAACAAGAAAGCTATCTGTACAGACCTTGCGGAGATATACAACAAAGGTACATGGAAAGATGATTTCGGTGATTTTGGTGACTACACAATGACAATGTTTAACATCACAAAGTCTACTGCGAGCCGCATGAGAAGAGTTTCCGACAAGTTCATAACTGACATTAACTCCCCACTCAATGCTGAGATGTTTACATTTAATCAGCTTGCTGTACTTGTTACTCTTGACAATGAGGTTATCGAGAACTCAACTGTAAATCCTGATATGACAATTAAGCAGTTGAGAGAATTTGTAAATAGCGTTAAGGCTCTTGAAATGAAAAGCACTGAGGAAGAGGAAACAGAGGAAGCAGAGGAAAAAGAAGAGGGAGTAACAACGGCTGATAGTTGCAACATTGCAACTAAGGAAGAGGAAGCCCCCCGAGATATGGCACATTTTGCAAATCTTAAAGAGCTGTCAATGTGGGTCAATAAGCTTATGGAGAAAAGAGAAAATATTGAAAATATTAATATTGCATTTGACGTTACAACAAAGCACACTGAGTATTAATTACTCAGTGTGGCAGAAAAAAAAAGACAGGTAAGCAGAAATGAAAATAACAATTAAATCAGTCGTCACAATTTTGTTGACTATCGTTTTTTGTTTGTTATCACTTGCAAACAAGATAACAAGTGAACAGTACATGACAGTTTTTACAACTGTAATCGCATTCTATTTTGGCACTCAGTTTTCAAAAAATGGTAAAGTCTAATGTGGAGCACGATAATAGTCGCAGTGTTATCCCTGATAGGTACATTTATTGGCAGTTATTCAGGGTTTAAGCTGACAGAGTACAGGGTGCAACAATTGGAAAAACGAGTAGCAGAGCATAACAACTTTGCAAGACGTTTGCCAGTAGTAGAAGAACAAATAAAGGTAATTAATCATCGTTTGAACGATTTAGAGGTGAAAGAAAAATGACGTTTAAGGAATATATTTCTAAAAACCTAGGAAAGTCAATTGAGTTTGACGGGGTTTACTCTTATCAGTGTTGTGATTTAGTCAACGACTATATGCAGAAATGTTTTAACGTTTTCACATACTATCCATATAATTTCAACGCTCAGCAGTATTTCACAAGGTTCAATGAGGTATCAGCTCTTGTAAAAAATTTTACAAAAATTTCAAATACTCCTGAGTTTGTACCAATGCGAGGTGATATTTGTATTTTTAAGTCGGCTGACAACATCGGGCATATCTCAATAGCAACTGGTGAGGGAAATACAAGCTATTTTTACAGTTATGACCAAAACTGGAACGGGCACAACTTTGTAGCAAAAGAGAAACATATCTATACTAATTTTTTGGGAGTCCTGAGATATAAAGGCAATGCACTTGACACAACAGGGTTAAAACGTGGCGATAATAATGCAGGGGTTTACGCTTACAAAATGATGTTAAAATTGGCAAAGACTTGTAAAATAATTAGTGCAGGTGTTGATTTTAACGGAATTTACGGAAAAGGCACTGAAAAGGCTACAAACGAGATTTTGCGAAAGTTAAAAAAGAAAGAAAACGGAATAGCAGGAGTAAAACTGGTCAATGCACTTTATGAAGCTATTCTTGACAAAATAGTTAATTTTTAACAGTTAATACGTTATGTGAGCATTTAACAATACAACAGCAAATTGATAATAATTAACATTTACAAAATAAGAGTGCTAAACTGCTATTGTTATCTAACGTACATAACTATTATATTACGGTCATATAATATTAAACAAATTACAAAAACATGGAAAGAGGTTTTAAAACATGAACGGATTTAACGTAAACATGACTAAAAAGGATATTTTTAACGCTAAGAGCGGAAGTATCTCAATCAAGACAACAGAGGCGAGCGAGTGGCATACTGTTTCAGGGTGTGCGGTGGTAGAAAATGGAGGACTTGACAGGGACAAGAAGCCTTGTGACATTGGTTATATTGCAACAGACATCGGTGTTTTTGGTTTTTCGTCTAAGGTTTGTCTAGACCATATGGAAGAATTGGGAGACATTCTCAGCGAGTGCCTAAACGCAGGCGAAGAAGTAAAGGTAAGATTTGTCAAAGGCAAGTCAACCAATGGTGAATTTTATTCAATTCAGATACAGTAAATAACAAAATTGGCAGAACGTGGCAATAAAAGTTGCCACGTTGCAACCGATTGAAAGGGGTGAAAGAAAATGGGTTCAAAAATAAAGCCGTGGAATTGGAGTGAGTTTGGAGTTTCAAACATTGATAAAACACAATTAACGAGCTACTATTATAAAATGTTACTAAATCGTGTTATTAATATGTTTACATGGGAGAACTTACCAGACACCATTGATGAACAAGTAATGAACTTTTGGTTATTTGTAACAGGAAGAGTTGTATTTACAGAATTTAACGGAAAGTTATATGCACTAAATGGAAATTATGGCGGTTATCCTAACGAGTATTATTTACCTACAGAATTTGTTATTGCAAATCCAATTTTAGGAAGTAAAATTGTAAAGTTAGACGTTGACGGAGTGGCAATGTTTAACAGTGATACCGACAAATACCCTACACAAACAATGACAGGTGGTTTGTACCCTATACTAACACTAACAGCAAATATGTTAGCTGATTGCGTAGTAACAATATCCAGTGCATTGAAAAATGGTAGAGTTCAAACCGCATTTTTGTGCAAAGATGATACAGTGAGAATTGCAGGTGAAAAAGTTCTAAAACAGTTATATAACGGCAATCCTGCTGTTATGATTGATGATACTATATTAAACTGCATTTCACCAATCAAAATGGCAGATAATACAAGTGTAGCTACAATTTTACAGCAGACCGTTGAAACATATCAATTTTGGCTTGCAAATTTTTACAATTCAATCGGAGTAAATGCAAATTTTAACATGAAACGAGAGCGGTTAAACACGGCAGAAGTTAATATTAATGATAGTGCATTGTTTGTAAATGTTATTAATATGTTGAATAACAGGCAACAGGCGCTTGAAAAAATTAACAAAATGTTTGGTACAAACATAACTGTTGAAATTTCTGAGGAATGGAAAGACTTAACAGAAACTGAGGAAACCCCTACAGAGGAAGAGGGAAAAGACAATGCGGAAGATAATAACGCTGAATGAGTGGGTTGAAAAGTTTCCCACTATAAATACTATCTTTGACAAGGTATCAGCAGACTTGAAATTATTTACAGTTTTTACATCGGCTGAAATGTTCTCATATTTTGTAAACAAGTTTGGTGAGCGTGGGTTTTATTTGTATTATGATAGCGAAAATGCCACAAATAATACTAATAGGGTGAAACAGGCAAGCGACTATATAGCATTATATGGTAAATCTCACAAATACGAGTACGACAAGTTAGTTGATACTCTATCATTGGAATATAATCCCATTGAAAACTATTCCATGACAGAAAAAGGAACAGACACAAGAACACCAAACATCACGCAAACAAACAAGGGTGTAAATACAAATACTGTAGGGGTTGACACGTCAATTACAACTGGAAAGACAACTTTTGACAAATCTGATAGTTTTATCAATGATACAAAAACTACCAATACGGGAACTAATACCGATACGCAGGATATAAACACTACAGTTACCACGGCAGGAAATGAAAAAACTGTACATGAATTTACAAGAAGTGGTAATATAGGAGTTACCACGTCACAGCAGATGATTGAAAGTGAACGTCAGTTAGCTATGTTTTCCGTGGTTGATTTATTTGTAAAGGCTATAGCCGATATAATTCTAATCGGAGTATATTAAAAAAGTTGCAACGTTGCAACTAGGAAAGGAGAAAAAATAAATGCAAAAAGTGAGAAGCCCGACATATGCGGAAAATTATGTCAATCTAGCAAGAGCAGTTGTATTAAAAGTAGTAGTAGATACACTCCAGGGTAGGGAAGATTTAAAAGACTATATTTTATATAGTGATGATTTTATATTTTGGTTATGCCTTGCGAATTGGTTAAAATATGAAAATGTTATTAAGGATAAATTTTCATGTTTTAAGGGGATTGATATAACGTTGAGAAAAAACTAAATACATATTATCGTCTCAAAGGCGAGGAAATAAAGAGAGGTAAATTATAATGAATGTTACGCAGATAGCAACAATTTTGAATGAGGCACAGCAGGAGATAATCGGTGAGAGTGCTATAACAACGGAAAATCTTGAAAACGTTGTCGACATGGGCAAGCAGATACTTGAAGCGACAGATGTTGACAATTACGTCCGTAAACTGATTGATAAAGTCGGTAGGGTGATTTTTGTTGACAGGGTTTACAGTTCGACAGCTCCCGACATTTTGACCGATAGCTGGGAGTACGGCTCAGCGATGCAAAAGGTGCGTTGTGAAATGCCTGACGCTGTTGAGAATGATAGCTGGAAGTTAACAAACGGACAGAGTTATGACCCATTTGTTTTTACAGCCCCCGACGTTCAATCAAAATTTTATGACAGTAAGGTGACATATGAAGTGCAGATGTCATTCACAGAAATGCAGGTTAAGAGTGCATTTAATTCACCTGCTGAAATGAATAGCTTTTTTGCTATGATTGAAAACAGAATACGTTTTAAGCTTACTTTGTCAAATGATATACTTAAAACAAGAACTGTTAACAACCTTATTGCAGAAAAGATACACAGTAAAAACAATGTTGTCAATCTTTTGGAAATGTATAACACAGAGTTTACACAGACCCTAAAAGCAACTCATGCTCTTATGGATAAGGATTTCCTTAGGTACGCTATTGGAAAAATCAAGGAGTACATCAAGTACATTCAGCGCCCCTCAATGCTATTCAATGACGGCGGTTACACAACTTTCACCCCGGAAAGTGACATGAAAATGGTGCTTTTGTCACGATTTGTAAATACTGCTGAGGTTTATCTACAGAGTGACACGTTTCACAATGACCTTGTGAAACTAAGTGGTTATTCTGAGGTACCATACTGGCAGGGTAGCGGAACGGGTGAAACGTTTGATTTTGCAGAAATTTCAAAAATCGATGTTACAACTGCTAGTGGTAACAAGGTATCTCAGATAGGTATTATTGGAACTATTTTTGACAGAGACGCTTGCATGGTCTGCAATGCTAATCCGAGAGTCACAAGTATTTACAATCCAAAAGGAGAATACTGGAATTACTTCTACAAGTACGATGCAAGCTATTTCAATGATACCATGGAAAATTGTGTTGTATTTATAGTAGCAGACACAGCAAAAAAAACAGTATAACAAAATGATAGTTAAAACGTTGCAACCCTAAAAAAGTTGCAACGTTGCAACTATATTGAGGTGAGAAAAAATGCCAATTATAACAACGTATCAATGTTCGCAGGACGTGAGAACAATTTCAAAAACGTTAACAAATGCGGTAGAGTATAATTGTGAAATACTGGATATTATGAACAGTTTTACACCCCGTATACGATTATTCTGTACGTCTGAAACGTTTAATGCAAATATGGTGTATATACCATTTTTTGATAGATACTATCACATAATTTCAGCAGACGTTGAAAGTGCTGAAACAATTATTTTACAATGTGAATTTGATATTTTTACGTATTCAACAGCATTACTAAACAGCACATTTTTAGTGACTAGAAATGAAAACATCGGCAGTACATATATACCCGATACAATGTTACCATTAAAAGGCAACAAGGAAATGAAAGTAATAGAATTTACTGGCGGAGATTTTAACCTTGACACTGCCACGGTAAATAGTTACAATTTTGTTCTAAATGTTGCAGGTGGTGGAAGTAATCAAGGAACGGCGGAGAATGGGGGGGATTGACAAATGAAGTTAAATACAGAAATTTATTCCAGTGACCGCAGTATATCACTAGAATATTTAAAGGGTATTAAAACCACGCAGTCAATGAAAGAATTAATTGATAATGGTAAATTACAGTTAAATAATCCTATTGACGAATCAATTTTTTATGCGGTTGATTTCAACCCCCCTGACGATTATTTTGTACGAAGTGGATATAATAAACCTCATCAATCTGAATTTGTAAAGGGTACAAATGCTCCGAGCGGTGTATGCGCTATGTTTGGGCGTTTAAATGTGCCAGACGAACCATTACAAAATATGCCAGTGATTGCTAATCAGTATAAAACTACAGATTTTAGAGTGGCGTATGATAGTACAAGAAGTGATTATTTAGGCTATTATTTCGGTACTGAGTATAAATTAAAAGATTTTCTTTTTTTGGTTCGAGTGATAGCGTTTAGATTTGAATATTCTGATATGGGTGACGTATCGTCATTTAGTGATAGAATTGACGTAGACGTACAAACATTTGAAACCACATATAAAAATACCCACCATATTGTAGGGATATACGCAGTGCCGTATTATTTTAGAACGGAGATTGGTGGCAGACAACGCTGTCAGGGTTTTAATATAATACCGTTTTGCACGTATTCAAAAAATTCTATGAATAATAATTATGATATTTATGGTGCATTATTTTTAGACGACGCTGACCAGGCACACGCTATTTTAAATACGTTTATTTATGGGTGTAGTGATTTATATAGTAATTATTTTAATACCTACCCATATTACTATGCAAATTTAGGCTATGCAGATTTGTGGGATAAAACATATTTCGCTATTGGTAGTGACGTGTATACGGGATATTTACCAGTTTTTGATTATAGTATCGAAAACATTCATAAATTATATAGCAGAATGGGAACTTATTACACATTTTCGACAAATTTAGCAAAGCAGGAAAATCTAAACCAAAACGGAATATATTGTGGTATTATTTCAGATGATGGAAAAATCACTGGAAAATATTCAGAGGGTGCAGAAAATGCAAAACAAATTCAAACAACATGGGATACCCCCACCGATTGGCAGAATAACCCATTTAATGGAATAGGTAATACAGACCCTAACAACTACACCGATAGAATAGACCTAAACAAACCCACACTGTCAAACGTTAACGTGTTTAACCGCAGTTTCGCAGTAACATCAAACAGTGTTCGTCAATTAGCGGATTTCTTGTGGAACGCTGACGAAACAAAATTTGATGAGATTGTAAAGGGGTTAGCGTTAATGGGTGAAAATCCTATGAACGGCATAATTGATTTGCGTTTATTTCCGTTTAATGTAGCTTTGAAAAATTCTGCCACGCAGGCAGAACCCATTGTAATAGGCAGAACAAACACGGGTGTAAACGGCATTAAATTGACGGAAAATGTAAACAGTTTAATTGATTTAGGTGAATGCACATTTTTTACTAAATTCAAAAATTTCCTAGATTATGAACCATACACAACAGCACAACTATATATTCCATATATTGGAGTAGTACCAGTTTCAACGGCTGAATTTATGGGGCATAGAATTTCGGTAAAAATGATAGTTGACTATACAACGGGTGCAGGAACAGCAATTGTTTTTAAAGATGATATACCATTCATTTACAGAAATGGTGTAGTAGGCGTATCGATTCCAATGACTGGAAACGACAGTACAAGTTATGCAAATACAGTTATCGGAAATGTGGTTAGCGGTGTAGTAGGTGGTGTAACATCAATTGCTAGCGGAAATATTGGCGGTATGGTTAGTAGTGCCGAAAAATTATATAGCGGTTTTGCGACTGGTACTAATTACCAAGAGGCGAGCGCAAGTTCTCCCTCGGTTGCAACGTGGCAACCGCAACACTGTTATTTCATAATTGACAGACCGATTTTAAATGTACCTGACAATTACGGGAGAACTGTAGGTTATGCTTGTGAAAAAACTGGAAAACTATCAGATTTTAAGGGGTTTACAGTTGTTAGCAACCCTGAAATAAATTTCAGGTGTACAGACAGCGAAAGACAATATATAGTAAATATGTTACAAGGCGGTGTATTTGTATGATGAATGAATTTTATGCAAGTGGTTTAACAAATGAGCAATTGAAAGCGGAGATTTTAAGGCAAGGGCGTAAAGCAAATTTACGCCTAAACCAATTGAAAAAAAGTGGATATTACAAGAAAAATCCTATAATTATGGAGAAATGGAACACATTTCTAAAAGAAAACAAATTTTCGACTAAAAAGAACTTTTTTAAAACAGGTACGAAAGGCGAAAATCGTGCAGAGTTGTTAAAACATTATGTACAGATTAGACAATTTTTAGGTCAACAAACAAGTGTAGCTGACACGAAAAAAATTATACACAAACACGCTTTGCGGTTGAAAATTGAAGATGAAACTGTTGATAGGGTGCTAGAATTTTATGGAGATAATGCTATTTTAAAACAGTTGTCTAATAGTGATTCGGCTCAAACATTTGTGCGTGATATGGTGACAAAAGGGTTTAATGATGATGAAATTAATGCAGTATTAGACACGCTTGAAAAATCCGCAAAAACTGAAAGTGACATGAACGATTTAATGAGAAATTTTTTACAAACATTAAAATAGTTGCAACGTTGCAACTATTTGTAAAGGGGTGTAATAGTTGATAAATGTAAATGATTTTGATTTTAACATTCTAAAAAATAGTAATTTACAAACAGTTACAACCCGTACAAAAGATAATCAGTATATAGAATATTATAACGTACCTTTTGCATTTGATATTGAAACCAGTTCATTTTATGACGGAGAAAATAAACGTGCGTGTATGTACATTTTTATGTTTGCATTAAATGGAAATTATGTATATGGCAGAACATGGGAAGATTTCGACTTTACGTTGAATAAGTTGAAAGAAGTGTTACAATTAAATGAGTATAAAAGAATTATAATATATATTCACAATTTAGGTTATGAATTTCAATTTTTAATCGGTCATGAACGTTTTAAAGACGTTTTCGCAAGAAACGCACGTCACCCTATTAAGTGTACTATGAATGAATGTTTTGACTTGAAATGTAGTTTAATGCTGAGCGGTATGAGTTTGGCAAAAACAGCGGAAGACTTGACAAGTGTAAAAATACAAAAATTAACAGGTGATTTAAACTATAAACTTTTAAGAACATGGAAAACCTCTCTGACAGAAGAAGAATTAGCATATTGTGAACATGACGTTAAAATTTTACATTATTTTATACTTGAAGAAATGGCAAAAAATGATAATGATATAACAAAAATACCATTAACTAAAACAGGGTATGTTAGAAAATATTGCCAAAACTACATTAAAAAACACACATATTATCCAAAATATAGAGAGAAAATAAAAAAAATAGCCCCCATTGATGAAGACTTATTTTGCCTATTGCACAAAAGTTTTATGGGTGGGTACACTCACGCTAACTATATGTATGTGGGAATGGTATTGGAAAATGTTGCTAGTATCGATTTTACAAGTTCTTACCCGTCCGTTATGATTAGAAAAAAATATCCAATGCAACCATTTACAAAAGTTCACATAAAAGATTTAAACGATTTTAAATATTGTATTAAAAATTATCCCTGCGTTTTTGAAGTAGAATTAACTAACGTAATTGCTAAAAAATGTAATCACATTTTATCACGTTCAAAATGTTCTGTTTGTGATAATGCAATTGTTGATAATGGGCGAATTGTATCAGCAGATAGAATATTTACATATTTTACAGATATTGATTTTAAAGATTTTGAACACTTTTATTCTTATGAGCATTTGTCAATTGGTAAATTTTACACGTCAAGTTATGGATATTTACCAAAACAAATTATAGAATGTGCGTTAAAATTTTACAACGATAAAACCACGTTAAAAGGTGTGGTGGGGAAAGAAGTAGAGTATTTAGTCGGAAAAAGTATGTTAAATAGTTTATTTGGAATGTGTGTTACAAATCCTGTAAATGATGATATTATTTTTGATGGGAAAGAATGGAACACGAAAAAGAAAGATATATCAGAAGCATTACAAGAAAATTACATAAAGAATAAAAAACAAGTATTAGTATATCAGTGGGGTGTGTGGATAACCGCATGGGCAAGGCACGAACTTTTTAAAGGTATATTAAAAATTAATGATGATGTTATTTATTGTGATACTGATAGCATTAAATTTTTAAACTATGAGAATTATGAAAACTGGATAAATGAATATAATAAAATTTGTATTGACGAGATAAACAAGGCATTAAACTATTATGAAATTGATTTGAATTTAGCTAAACCTAAAACAATTAAGGGTCTTGAAAAACCTCTAGGAGTATGGGATTTTGAGGGGATTTACACAAAATTCAAGACGTTAGGAGCAAAACGTTATGCGTATGAGCAAGACGGGAAATTTAATATAACAGTTTCTGGATTAAATAAAAAGTGTGCTACTCCGTACATAGTTGCAACGTTGCACCCGTTTGAATTTTTTGACAATGAAATGTACATACCAAAAGAATACACGGGGAAAAATACATTAACATATATTAACGAACCTTATAAAATTATGATAAAAGACTATCAAGGAAATTATGCAGAAGTATCGGAAAATAGTTACATACATATGGATGAACAGGATTATAATATGGCATTATCGGAACAGTTCATATATTATTTAATGTGTGGTACAAATTTTGGAAACGGCGCAAAAGAGCATACATTGTTTGAAAAAAGCCAAGAATTGGCTACAAATTTTTGGGAGTGTGATTTTAATGAAAAATGAATACTATTCACTAAAAAAGATTAATAAGTTAAATGCACTATACAATTTAATTATAGGACAACGCTCAAACGGCAAAACTTATGCAGTATGTGAGCAGGAAATAAAAGGTTACTTTAAAGATAATTTTCGACTTGCGTACATCAGGCGATATGATGAGGAAATAATGCCTAAAAATATCCAAAATTTATTTAAGCCACATTTAGCATTAATTGAAAAATTATCCAATGGACAGTTTAACAGCACTGTATATAAAAATAGAGAATTTTTCCTATATAATACAGATACAGAAGAAAAAAGCGAACAAAGTTTTTGCAAGTGTTTTTCGCTTAACGGATGGGAGCGTACAAAAGGTGCTGATAATGGTTACTTTAAATATATACTATTTGACGAATTTATGACCCGTTCTTTTTATCTTAATAATGAATTTGTTATATTTACTCAACTTTTATCATCTATTATGCGTGATAGAGATAACACTATTATTTATATGATTGCAAATACTGTTAATCAATACTGTCCTTATTTCGCTGAAATGGGTTTAGGTAAAATTTCAGATATTAAACAGGGTGACTTGAAATTATTTACATATGGTGATAGCGAATTAACCTTAGCTTTGGAATACTCAGACAGCAGGGGTCAAACTGGAAAAGTTAGTAAATACTTTGCGTTTGACAACCCACAATTGAAAATGATAACTACAGGTCAATGGGAGATAAAAAATTACCCACACGCACCATTTAAAATTAAAAAGGAAAATATTGTATATAGGGCTTATATATTTTTTGACAGTGATATTATAGCCTGCAATATTGTACATTATAACAATAGCGTATTTCTATTTTTTAACATTCAAACAAAAACGGAAAATCTCGATTTAAAAAAAAGGATTGTATACAGTTTTGAAACCGATACGAACCCCCTACACGTCCAGTCACTAGCAGAACAACCGACAGACGTACATAAACTTATTAATAATTTAATAACATTTAATCGTGTGTTTTATGCAGATAATTCAGTAGGTGAAATTGTTAGAAACTGGATAAACGCACAAAGCAAGCACACAATTAGTATAAGGGCATAAAAAATAACCCCGTGAAATTAATCACGGGGATTTTTATTTATAATATATATGTAGCAATTACAGCCTCAAGCATTGCCATTGAAATATTTTTATATACATAGTCAAAATAAGGGTACTCACAAATAATTAATTCACTTATATCATCATATCTTAAAAAAGATATATCTAAATAATTATCAATGTATTGCTCCGTTTTCATTCCAGTTTGTTCGCAAATATCGTTTCGTACTAGCATAACTTTTTTAGTTATATTATCAAACCATATGTTAAAAGATTTTCGCTCACTGATTGGCATTCTATTATATCTGCCGACAGTTTCCTTAATTCCTTTTACTTCTATACCTCTAATTTTCATAATATTTTCCTTTCTGTTGCAACGTTGCAACTTTAAAATTTATTTGTTAAGGTTTTCTCTTTATTCCTTTCCCTTAACTCTATATATAGTATACCAC